TCCAATTGAAGCTAAAAGCGATGTAGCAGCCGATAGTATTCAAGACGGTAGTTTAGATTTGGTGTTTATAGATGCAAATCACAATTATGAATATGTGAAAAATGATATTATAAAATACACACCAAAATTAAAGTCCACAGGGCTATTAACTGGACACGACATAGATTACCCCGGAGTAAATAAAGCCGTTAATGAAATGATTAAAGAATACGAAGTAGCACCTAATTTTGTTTGGATAAAAAAATGAGTAAAGCACAATATAACCTTAACACTAAAACAGACTATCTGCATCGCAAGATGTTTTTAGATCCTGCTGGCCCAGTTACTATTCAACGCTTTGAAGAAGTAAAGTATAACAAGCTGGCTAAGTTTGAACAGGAGCAACGTGGCTTCTTTTGGGTCCCAGAAGAAATTAGTTTAACTAAAGATGCCGCCGACTTTAAAGATGCAAGTGATACAGTTCGTCATATCTTTACTAGCAACTTGCTACGTCAAACAGCATTAGATAGTTTACAAGGTCGTGGCCCGAGCCAGATCTTTACACCAGTATGTTCAATTCCAGAACTTGAAGCACTAATGTATGTGTGGACATTCTTTGAAACAAACATTCACAGTCGTAGTTACAGTCACATTATTCGTAACATTTATAATGTGCCAAAAGATATGTTTAATACAATCCACGACACTAAAGAAATTGTTGATATGGCGTCAAGTGTTGGCAAGTATTATGATCAACTTCACTTGATTAATTGTCGTAAAGAACTTGGTGAAACTGTTACCGATGAAGAGCATATTCGAGCTATCTGGCTAGCACTACACGCTAGTTACGCATTGGAAGCATTCCGCTTTATGGTATCATTTGCTACATCATTAGCAATGGTTGAGAATCGTATCTTTATCGGCAATGGTAATATCATTGGTTTAATTCTACAGGATGAAATCCTACACAAGGATTGGACCGCATGGTTAATTAATCAAGTATGTAAAGAAGATCCTAGATTTGCTCAAATTAAAGCAAGTTGTGAAGATGAAGTTTATAGTATGTATATGGATGTTATCCGTGAAGAAAAAGCCTGGGCTGATTACTTGTTCCAAAAAGGACCAGTGATTGGCCTTAATGCTAACATTCTTAAAGACTTTGTTGATTACACAGCAGTGGGCGCATTAAAAGAAATTGGTATTAAATATCAAAGTCCTGCGCCTAAGACTACTCCTATTCCTTGGTTTAACAAACATGTGAATACTAGTAACAAACAAACTGCACTACAAGAGAATGAATCGACTAATTACGTTATTGGTGTAATGAGCGACACACTCGATTACGATCAGTTACCAAATCTATAATAACAAGGAGACAATAATGAAAGCTATAGTATGGAGCAAGGATGCCTGCCCTTTTTGTGATCAGGCAAAAAATTTACTCAAGTCAAAAGGTATTGAGTTTGAAGAACGTAACGTTCAAAAAGATTGGACTAAAGAGCAGTTATTAGAAGCAGTTCCTACAGCTCGCACTTTGCCACAAATCTTTTTAGACGAAGCGTATATTGGTGGATTTACAGAATTACGCAAACATTTACAAGGATAACATGAATATAGAATTAGACCAAGTTTATACACTTAAAATTGCTAACGGCGATGAAATTGTAGCAAAAATTGTAGAACAAACAGATGCAACATACACAGTTACTAAGCCATTAACAGTGATTCCAAGTCCACAAGGCGGCATCAACATGATGAACAGCTTGTTTACAGCAGCACCCGACAAAAATGTGACTATAAATAAACAACAAGTATCAGCTATTGCACCTAGTCGTGAAGAAGTATGCGATAGTTACTTGGAAGCAACCACTGGTATTAAACCAGTGCGTAATAGTAAAATTTTAATGGGATAAAATGGGTAAAGGTATTCAACGAGTAGGCGATTTAAATACAGGCGGCGGAGTAGCAATAGGCCCCGGCCACCCCAACGTGTTAATTAATGGTCGTCCAGCGTTAATTCCAGGAACTCCCTTTACACCACATCCACCGTGCAGTCCAAAACAACCACAACACTGTTTTGGTGTAGTTTCTGTATCGGGCGTAGCCTCTACTGTTAGAGCTAACGGAATTCCATTGGTGCTTGACGGTGGCAAGGATAGTTGTTTGCAACATTCTCGAATTGGTGGCAGTCAGAATGTCAGGGCAGTATAATGAATACCGGAACTCTTAGTAGTGTAAATCTTATTGCTGGTGCTGGCATTCTAGGTAATGTTGGTGGATACCCACTTGTTGCCAACACAGATCTTAGTAATGCTATTTCGAGTTACACCTCGGTTCCGGTAGTAGCAAGATTTTTAGCTATCACACAATCTGGTTATGTTGATCAGAACATTGTGGCTAATATATTTCCAGCATTAACAGACGCAGTGCCCACGGCTTATCAAAGCTCATTAGGTAGTGCAACTCTTACATCAACTATAACTACTATTAACAATCAGTTACTAGGTGGTGGCGACGCAGGTAAGTTTGAACAAGTGTTTACTTCTGCACAAGCATTAGTAAGCCAAACAAATCAGCTGATTAAAACCACTCTTAATGCCAACAGTGTTACCTACACTACTGGATTTACTTCTCAAGACAATGTAAGCACCGGAGGTATCAGTTCTGTTAGCCAGGCGTTTAGTGAATTTGGAGCAGACCTTGCACAACTAGGTTACTTAATTAATTTAAATAATTTAAACAACCTAGGAAGTCCAGCAGCAGTTCTAAGACAAATAGCATCTATTGCCAGTCCAACCCCGGCACTGAACACAGCATTACTTAATGTTGGTTTGCCTGCTAGTATAGTCAACGATCAAGCTAATTCAATATACACGGATCAACAACAGGCATTGATCTATCAGGCTATGACACAAATCACCGGCACTGATCTACAACAGATATTAAAAATATTAAAAGTTACTACGCCAAATCTTGTTACTATGGCAGACTTATTAAATCCTGTAAAGATTTTTCCAAGAAGTTACAATACATTAACGGCTCCTACTGCCAATGGACTTAGAGGAATTTATATTAATAGTGCAGGTGCAGTTAATACTAAACTTGAAACTGAGTTGCCGACTAGTGTTCTAGTTCCGTTAACTGGTAATCCTCTACAAAATATGCCAGCACAAAACCTATGAGCACCTACAGTCAACTACGCAAAATAATTCCACCAGACCAGGCCCTGGCTAGCAAAGGATTACAAGCAGGCCTTGAGCAGGTTAAGAATATTTTTGACACCACACTTCCAGCATTGGCTGCGGCAACCAAAGGACTAGAAAGTAACATTGGTCTTGATGATATTTCTAATCTAACAGAACCTTTACCAGCAAATGTTACAGCATACTTTACAGAAACACTAGCAGTTGGATCTGGACCTAACGGGTTATTATTGATAACCGATGTGATTGGAAGTATAACCGGATACAATATCACAAATGCCTTGTCTAATACTACAGCAATTTTAAATAGTATGACCACCGCAGGTGATTTTAATGCGTTAACTAACGTAACCAATGGCGTATATACAGTTATGGAAAATTGTATAGCTGGAAATTATACCTACGGAAATACTGATCCAGACACAGGAAATTCTTCTTATACTGTGACTATTCCAGTAGGCCTGCCAGGCGCAGGAACATATGGCCCAGCAAACACAGCCAGCGAAGCAGAAGCTGCTGCATTTAGTGGCGGTCTTAATCCAGCCATGGTGTCAGCGGTTGGAAACATAACAGTGGCATACTCATCTAGTGTAGCAAATGCTAACTCTTACTTTAATGCTATTGGTAATCAACTAGTAACACAAAAAAATAATCAAGCTCAAGCTGATATAGTATTTGCTAATTTAGTTCCAGGGCAAAAACCTTGGAGCTTGGTTTACAACCTAGCTTCTAACGGGCTGGACGTAACCGAGGGCGGTGCTTCATATGTATTGCAAAGTGTAGCAAATACAAGCACCCAAGGTGGTCAAGCGATCATAAGCACCATGCGAGAAGCTAGAAATCAAGTTCGCCTAAGCACAGCTGGAATGCAAACAGATATTATTGTAAGTGATCAATATCCAGAACCAGAAGCTAATTTTGGAACCACACAATATACAGTAGAACAGGCAACTAATCAAAAAATTATCTAAAATGAAATTAATTGCCTGTGTAATTTTCTTTTTATTTCTAGCAACTTCGCAGGCAGCGGGCCTAAACGGTTTGTTTAATGATTTAGTTAAACGTCCACCTCCTCCGCAACCTAAACCAAATCCCCCGCCAGCACAACCTAAACCCCCGGTAAAAAAATAATTTACCAAAACTTGTCAACTTAGTGTAACCCTTAGGCGTTATTATAGTATGCTTAGGAGGCACTTATGTATGAACAAACTACTTCAAACAGTAATAGTCGCAAGTCTGATAACGGCCAGTGTGGCCACACAGGCTCATCCGTATGGCCCTCATTATTGGGGTCGCAATCATTACGAATGGGTTGCCCCGCTTGTGATCGGAAGCGCAGTGGGGTATGCAGTTGCCACAAGACCTCAAACGGTCGTAATACAACAGCCGCCTAGTGTATATTATCAACCTCAACCCGTTGCACCATTAGGGTATCATTATGAAAATATTCTTGATGCTAACTGTCAGTGCTATCGGTTGGTTTTAGTTCAAAACTAAGGACACAATGAAGAAATTTGTAGCGATTCTTATCGCAGTATTTTCTTTGAATACTTTTGCTAGTAATACCCTGATTCCGGATCAAGCAACTAGCCCCAAGGCTAAAATTACTCGTATAAAAAGATCTACATTAAAAAGAATAGTAAAATACCGCATTCAACATCAAGATGAAAATGTTATACTAGTAGACGGGTCACCTACCTATGGTCGTAATCGAAATTACTATACATGGAATCGATTAATTGTTAATGAACTGTCTGATGAAATTAAAATTAGACTAGCATTGGCCCGCATGAAAGCACTAAAAAAATACCAAGAAATCTGGGGTTAATTGTTGTAAAAAAGCTACAACAAAAAGGTTGACCCAAAATGCCCATTTTGCTATAATACTTGTATAGTGAATAAAAAGGAGCATTAAATGACCCGTAAACATTTCATCGCAATGGCACGTGAAATTGCACAAATGCCAGATCGTAAATCTGCTCGCACAGTTGCTGAGGCATTTGCTCAAGTAGCTCGCAATACAAATCCTCGCTTTGACTTCAATCGTTTTTATACAGCCTGTGGCGTTTAAGCAACAGTTAAAAGAATATGTAATCTCCAAACCGGGCAGACGACCAGGGTTAGTGTGTGCTTACATACTGTAATTCCTAAGTCCCGGATAATGGTTGACCAATAATTACCAATTTGTTATAATACTTGTATAGTAACTAAAAAGGAGTGGATATGTTTGAAACTATGGTAGATCAGTTAGTTAAAGTTACTCTTACTAACGAGCCGGTTAAGACAGAGTTTTACAACGGCACTCTTTTTGTTCGTAAGATTAACGAATCGCAAGCTCGCCGAGTATTTCATCGATTAAGTCAAACTTTTGGCCTAGGGTCAGTTATAGTATCGCCTATTGGTGACACCGGTGAATATGCTTACGACATCGTCGCCAACAAGGCTACAGAAGAATTAAGTCCTTTTGCAACAGTAAACTCCTAAGGAGCAGATATGGTAAATTGGGTATTGGTGTTCTTTATGGCAGGCCAACCACAAGACTATAAAATTCATACT